GTTTTTCAGTTTCATGATTACCACAAGTGCCATCACAACAATCTTTATCTTCTTCTAATTCTTTTTTCTTGGGTTTCTTTTTATCATCATCATCTTCATCATGATAAGGTTTACCTTCATTTGGTTTATTTGCTAAAGCATTCATATAATCATCATGAGTTTTGCATGGCATAAATATTGTTTTGCCATTTCTATCGTGTGAATGAACACCTGTACATCCAATCTCTTTGGCTCTTGCACCTGCTTCGCCTGGATTGTCATATTCATCTTTACCTACTTGATCTTTCATTCTTTTTGGTTTTTTATGATATTTTTCTTCTTCTAATAACATTTTGTTGTCCTCCTTATTTCTATTATCATACAAGCTATTACAGACTGCAAATCTTTGTCCTCTGTTTGGATAATCATCAACAGATGTTGAATCACCCATACACCTCTCAATAAAATCGTTTCTTTTTTCTTTATCTTTTGGTTTGACTAAAGGCATAATCTTACCAAATTTTTTCTAATAAAGATTTAAGTATCATCTTTATCTTATTATGAAAGAAAATACAACCTACATAACCTATTATTATTCCAATTATTAATTCCATGTTATCCTCCTGTCATGTAATCAGGTGTTGTATAAATAACAACACACCGACAATTAATAGTTTCTTCAGGACCACCAGCAGGATCTCCAGGATACTTTAAAAGAGAACCACCTACTTCAAATTTACTGTTTATATCTACTTGTTGTCCATCTGCAAAAGCATGTGTAATTCTTGTTCTATCATCTTGAACACTTACCCATTCTTTTGTAGTACCTGCAATGTTCATTTGAACAGCTGTTTGTTCATTTGCCCATGATGCAGTTCTATGTACTTCTGTTCTTGCAATCAAACTTGCTCTCCATAAACCCATACCAATTAATGTATTACGAAGTTTATTGCTTGTTTCAGGTAAACTTAAATTGTTGTTTACTGAAAACAAAATATCATTTTGTATAGCTTGTCTTGTTGTTTCATTTATTTCTGAAACAAGTGTTGCAACATTACCATTTATGTATTGTGCTAAAGCTATTTCAAATTCTGTATCAAAATCTTTTACATTTTGTGTTCTGTTAAGAGCAATATTTTTAAACTCTCTTGCAATAACATTATATTGAACTCTAAAAATATTACTTAATCTTGTAAAACTATTATCTAAATTATTTAAAAAAGAAACATCACTACCTGTTTCATAAGCTATTACAGTTTTTTCTGCAATGTCATTAAAATAATTTTTTAATGTTCTTTCTAAATTTTTTTCAAATGGTATTCTTAATCTGTTTTGTCGTTCCCATTCTTGAACTTTTACTTTACTTCCAAATCTTTGTATTTGTTTTTGTGAAAGCATTAGTGTAAAGTTCTATTTCTATCAGGGTTATGTTCAAAACTTACACCATTTTGTAAAACTAAAGCTGTTGCTAAATCACAAGCATCTTCTTCTGCAGGTACAGAACCTAATCTTATAACTACATCCCAACCATCATTATCTTTATTTTGTTCTACGTTAAGTGTAGTCCTTATAACTTTTATTGATTTCATAATATTCCTACGTTTTAAGTGGGTGTCCACTTGGTAATAAATCTCTATCAAATTGTCCTGATCTAAATTTTCCTGTTCTTACAGCAAATAAAAACGCATTTACTCTTGCATAAGCCCATTGTTCTTCTGACCTTACATTTGGTCTTACAGAAGCAGGATTAGTTCTATATGCACCTATTCCTCTTCTAAATACTGCACCAAGCATTCTTAAGGTTACTCTCTTACCTTTTTTATCTCCATGCTTTTCATTGTGTTCTTTAACTTTATTTGCAAGACCTTTTTTTACTGCTGCAGTTAATTGTTTTTCTTCAAAGTTTTCATCAGTAAGTTCTGATGCTTCTTCTAAAAATTTATTTCTTTCTCTATCTAATTGATCAACTTTTTTATTTGACCAGCTTTGTCCAGCATCTCCACCCCATAATGCCCAAGCTATTCTACCTGCTGATGGATAACCACTCTCTCCTGGTCTAAAACCCTCTGCTCTTTTATCAACTTCATGTCTAGCAAAAAATGATTTCATTCTACGTACAGTAGATGGTGATAATCTATCTTTTCTTACAATTTGATTTGCTCTTGCAACACCAACCATAGTACCACCACGACCATGTTCTTTTCTCCACTCTAAACCTTTTTTAGCTTCTGTAACCATACCATCTGTTGGTACTGTATCTATATCTCTTTCGGCTTTTACAATTTCATCTAGTTCACTATCTAGATTCATTAAATCTAAAATAGCATCATCTTCTCTTGTATCTTCTTGTGGTGGTGTTTCATCTTTTGGTGTTTCTTCATTTGCACTTGTTAAAGGCATTAAAGTTGCAGAAACTAATAATTCATCTGCACCATCCATTGTATCATAACCTAATTGTTCTCTAGCTTCGTTACGAGTTAAGATACCATTTTGTACACCACTTGTTACAGATTCAAATACTCTACGTCTTTGTTCTGCCATAGCTGGTATTGAATCAATATCATAATGTAATTTTAAATCAGTTCCAAATTGAGGTGTAAGCCACTCATTCATATCAGATTGTATTCTATCCATTAAAGGTAAAACAGTTTCTGTATAAAGAGCAAGTCGTGCTTCTGCAAGGTTACTATAAGTTTGTGAATCAGGTACACCAACTAATTGACTTGGTACACCATAAACTAAAGCTATATCTCTTGCACTAAAGTTTTTAAGAGAAGTAAAGTCCATATCTTTTGGACTCATACCCATTGACTTCCAATCAAAATCACCCTCTAACAACATAGGTCTACCTGCATTGTTTGGTCCTTGAAATCTTTGGTTTAAATCATTTAAAATTTGATTTCTTTGTGAATCAGTTAATTGTACATCACCACCTGTTTCATCTTTTGGTTTAAACACTACAGCACCACTTGGTCTTGCACCATTTTGTAAAAGAGCAACATTATGTTTATTTGATAAATTATGTTGATCAATATCCATACTTGCAGCCATAATTGGTGACAAGCCATAGTAGTCATCCAAAGGATTAAATAGCTTAATGTGTTTTACTTTTGATTGCCCTGTTTTTCTATCTACTTGATAAGTTTCAACTACCTTACCACCTAACATATAATTGTAAGCTGTAGGTAAGTTGCCTTTACTTGCAGGGGCTATTCTAATTCTGTCTGGTCTTAAAGGATATAACTCTTGTGGTTCTCCTGTTTCAGGACCATTTTGTAAAACGTAACTATTTCCACTAATTAATAAATAAGCATAGACAGCTTGAAAAAATTCTACTTGACCATAATTTGGACTTGGGTTGTTTAATAAATCTAAAAGGGGGTGGCTATCTATTTCTTGAGTACCTCTAAATAAATTTATTTTTACTCTACTTGCTGCGTTTGCAATTTCATTTACACATCTATAAGCTACTGCATTTTGCATGTAGCCCTCTTGAGCTAACTGGTCGTACCTATCTTTTGGGTAGACGTTATAACTTAACTTGTCGTAAAAAGTTATATTACCTGCACCATTTTGTTTTCGTGGACTGTTAGTCGCGAAAAATTTTTTTACGTTATCAAATATTGCCATCTTAACTTATTCTCCATAAAGGTTTCTGACTTCTGTTTAAACTATTATACAATGTACTTAATACATCAACTTGGTCATCATGTACATCATTAACTCCTGTAAATGAAGCTACCTCACTTACTAAAGGTTCTGTCCATTTTGTTTTTTCAGGTAATAACACCCTACCATCATTCCATGCTGCACTTACTGGTTGCGCCCTACTAAATTTATCTATAGTAGCTGGTTTTTCTAGTATTCTTAAGTTGTGTTCTTTTTTTAAAAAATCAACTATGCCTCTTTCTGTACCTCCGATATTCGTATATATTGGACTATCATATTTCAACTGATATTTTTTTAATATGGAAGCAAATTGACTAGCATCAACTTGACCTCTCCACCAATCTATCAGATATAATTTTTGATTATACCACTTACCCACACCTATTACACTATAATCACTATACGACTTTCGTGAATAAGCAAAATCTACACTAACCCCTAAAATGCCTCCTATGGGCTCGTTTACAAAATAATTTGCATCTGCAAACACACGACCACCCTTAAAGTAAGGTTGTTGTTGATACATGCTCCTGAACCAAAACTCTCCTACTTGCTTCTTACGTTCATCTAATACACCTATGTTATATCTATCTTCCCATAGAGCTTGTCCTACCTTACGTCCTATAGGATCATTAGCTTCAGCAATAGCAGGTAAAGATATTACTTCCCATTTATCTCCACCAAGCTTATCCTGTTGTATAAGTCTACCAGCTAAATCATCAGGATGCCAACGTGTCATAATAATTATTACAGAAGCATTTGGACTTAACCTAGTAGAAGCAACTGATTGAAACCAGTCTACAGTTTTATCTCTATATACCTGTGACATAGCTTGTTCGTTGTTCTTTACTGGGTCATCTATAATAAATATATCTGCACCCCTACCTGTGATACCACCACCTACACCTACGCAATACATGTATCCACCTTTACTTGTTTCCCAGTTTCCTTGTATGTTTACTCTCATGTTTCTTCGAGTACCAAAGTATTCAGGAACACACTCATCAAATACATCTCTAGCTTTACGTCCCCAACTTATTGCGTAATTGGTTTCATAACTAGATAGTATTACTTTCTTTTCAGGATGTGTTGCTAAATACCAAACTGGAAAGTATTTAGATGTAAACTCTGACTTACCATGTTGAGGTGGCATGTTAATAATTAATCTTTTAATTTTACCTGTTGCTACCTGTAATAACTTCTGATTAAGAAGCTGTAAGTGTGGAGGAAACTGCCAATGACCTTGACTATGTAACATTGCCAACCCTGCAGGTTGACTAGTTAGTATCTTTGATTTTTGCAAGTAACTCTGTGGCAAGTTTACTACTCTCTTCGTTTGAACCTATTTTATCAATAAAGTTTGTATCTATCTTTGGTTTAACTGACAGGGCTTGTATATCTGTCGGCTCACCTCTTGCTAATCTTTCTACGTCAGTTAATAACTTGAAAGCAGTAGCACATCTAGATACAGTCTGTACTAACTCTGTATCACTTATCTCACCAAAATCAAGTTTACCATTCTTATCTTTTAATCTCTTTAATAGTTCTTGAGCAGGGGTAATAAGAGCAGTTATCATCTGTAAACTATAACTAGCTTGTCTCTTACCCATTTCTTTAATCTCTTTAGCCATACCCTCATACATAAGCTGTTGTTGATGGGTATCATACACTTCGGCTCTATGTGTCCAATCATACTTACTTGACAGAGATTCTATCCACCTCTTTGATATACCAGTTTGGTCTGCAACCTTTGATAAGCTTCTATTTCTGCCCATATTTTGATATACGCAGTATAAGGAATAGTTCTTTTGGCTTTCTTCTTCTAGTCTTTCAATCATGTTTTTTTCCCATGTAACACCGAACATTTGACGGTCTGGTTGCTGTCTGTGATATAT